AGTTTTGAAGTCTCTCCGGCTCTTAGGTGATTCTTTTACCACCTTCTTGCCCTCAACAATTCCGACTTCCTCAAACTTCATTGAATCGCCATTGAATGACAACTCAATCTTCACGAATCGAGGCCCCTGCCGGTTCTTATCGACCTTCAAGTATTTCTTCTTGTTGTCATCTTTATCAGGGTTCCACAGTAGCCAGACATTCGATGCGTCCTGCTCCAAGGCTCCTGATTCTCTCAGTTTGTCAGAAGAAGGCTCACCGTTATCCTCGTTAGCTGCTGCTCGATTGAACTGCGAGAGGGCGAAGACGTGGCATCCAAGGTCACTTGCCATCTGCTTGAGTCCCCGGCTTATCTCCGTCACTTCCTGCACTCGGTTTCCCTTGTACCTGTCAGACGATGAAACAAGCTGTAAGTAATCAACGATGACGATGTCAAAGCCATGAGCCTCAGTCTCAGCCCTGATACCTTCGACCGTGAACGATTCCTGGTAAAGGACCAGTTTATCAGCCTTCTTCAATTCCTCGTTAGCCCTGTTGAACAGTTCTTCCTCGTTATTGGTGAAAGCCACTGCCCTTGTCAGCCTTGTCAGCCCTATTCCGCTTATCGCCACTACGAATCGCTCATAACACTGCTTGCGTGACATTTCCAGTGAGAAGAATCCCACTTTCTTGCCTATATCAGCAAAATGCTTCGCTATCTGAGTGATGAAAGCCGACTTACCGACTGAGGGTCTTGCTGCAATGATCGTCACATCGCCAGGTGCAAGGGTGACAGTCTCATCGAGGAGCGGAAAGCCAGTATCATAAGGGGCCTTCGCTTTGTCGCAGAAATAATCGCCTCTGAACTCGTCTACGGTCTCAGCAAGCGTTTTCCCTCTGCTTGTAGTTTCTTCTACGTCCATCAGGCTCTCAGCTATGCTCTTGAGGCTTTCAGCACGTTCAGCGATGTTCTGAGGTGTAGCCGGTTCAAGGTCGCCGTTAAGCAAGCCATTGTACTTCCATGTAGCCCATTGCTTTCTCGCTTCTCTGGCATATCTCGGAGCAAGTGCGGAAGTCTCGGAGGTGATTACTGCCTCTGCAAGCCTTCCCACCACTACTTCCTTCGGGAAACTGTCAGATGAGCAAATCTCAGCAAGGACTACAGCGTCAACCTGATGACCGGCTTCTACCTCTTTGCCGATTGCCGAAAGGATCGTCCTGTTAAGTCCGTCATAGAGCATTTCTGGCCTGATGATGGCCTTGACCTTCTTCCACTGGCTGTTATCTGTCACTAAAGCACCGATGAGTGCCGTTTCAGCCCTCGTGTCCATCTGCCAAACCTTTCAAGAAATCTGTCAGTGTTCCGACTTCGTTGATCCGTCCGCTTGCCTCGCATTTCCTCACATGGTCCTCAACGTACATCAGGACATTATTGGGAGAACCGATAGCTGTCACCGCTCTGTCGAACTCTGTCCAACAAGTCCTCACATCCTCATAGTAGGCTCCGGGGAAGACCGCTAGGCACTTATCAAAACACTCTCGCCAGAGAATGACCTTGGCTTTTGAACGCTCAACATCCTTCATGTAAAGACCGAGAGCAGCCTCTTTAATATTTGCCGGAAGAGGGAACCGCTCGTAGGGATGAACCACACTCGTGTAATCCTTAACGCCCTTGAGCGCATATCCTTCTGGAATGTCCTTCAAGACTTCATACCAAACATTGACCATGTTCTCGCCGGGAGCATCGAACTGTCCGTAACCGATTCCTGACAACCACTTGAAAACCTGCACCAACTCGCCCTTATTCATTTGCCCATACCTCCAAGTCGAATTTCGGTTCATCGGCGGTTTTTTTATTGGCCTTCCGTCTGTTTTCCCATGTCGCTGTCGCCAACTTCCAGTTTTGCATCGGCGTTTTCCCCATCATCCAACCACGACTTCCGTAGTAACTACAGAAATCAGTTGCGTTGATGTGATACCCCTTCTCCTTGCAATGTTTGGCAACCTCTTCGACCGTAGGAGGAACAAACGGCTTTGCGTGGCGAACCTTTTTTGATTTCCACGAAAACTCACCCAATTCATCCTCTACATTGGCTGAAAACACTCCATTCTTATAGTCATTCATGAACTTCGTGACCGTTGCGTTCAACTGTGTGTCACGTACCTCACCAAGTCCATCGAAGACCCACTCGATAAGGGATGTATCCTTAACCCTGCCCACATCCTTCACCAGGCAGTCGTAGACAGGCTTTCCGCCCTTGATGATGGAGTGCCGGAGGAAGTTCTTAATAGCGATCTCGCTCGTGTCTGGGTTATACTTAATCCGTCCGTACTTGTTCTGGAACCGCTCAAGAAGTACCCTCACAACATCCTGAGAATAACCAAGATGTATTGCGGCTATCTTTACCGGCAGTTCGTAGATACCAAGCTGAGTTGTGTAAGGGTTAGTCAGAAGGTAAAGCCAGAAATATCTATCTTCGGGGGAGAACTCGTTCAGAACAAGTTTGTCATCCCAAAAGGAAACTCTCACGATCCTTGCAATATCAGTTGCCATGCCGACCTCCTTTGTATAGTTTTGCGAATGTATTGAGGATTTCCACATACGTGCCAGGGTCATCCTTGAACGCATTAAGAATCGTCTCTACGGTTTCGCAGCTAACCAACCCCTCCACCATCGCATCCCCAACGGTAGCGATAATGCCATTCAGAGTTTCTTCATCGCACACATCCTCGTCAACTGCGCCCCTTTCCGTTGTATCGTACAGGTATGCACGAAACTTTTCTGCCGTTTTCGGGTCCCTCCGCTTGTTGTAGCAGATACCGCCTACCCTTCTCAGCGCCAGTGCTGCATATCCATACTGTTTTGATGCAGTGTCAATGGCATCTAAGATTTCTTCCGTCCCGAAGCAGTTCATCCAACTATTCTTGACGAACCGAATTGCTTCACTTCTCGCTTTTTTGTCATCTGTAAGGCTCGTGCCATACTTTTCAAACAAATAATTGAGAAGCCCAATGGCAACCTCATCATCTGTGTTCGACAGTTCTCTTCGCCACTCAAACATCATGGCAAGCTGCTCACGCTTTTCGGCAAGAAGTTCAAGTTGTGCCTGTTGCTTCTGGATTACGGTTGAATCATCGAGCATTGTTTTGCTCTTTCCACGATTGCAATCAACGCAGGCCGTCACGAGATTCAGAATGTCGTTTGTACCTCCCTCTGCCACCGGCTTAATGTGGTCAACCTCAAGCACTACATCCGGGCTTTTTCGTCCGCAATACTGGCATGTGAACTTGTCTCGCTTGAACACCTCAAACCGCATCTTCTTGGGAATCGGAATCCTCTTGTTAGCCATCCTCTTCCTCTTCCTCCTCGCAGATAAGTGCCTCATTGAAGAACTCCCAGGGCGTACCCTTGACCTTCACCGGCTTATAATTCATCGCTACAGCAGTGAGCGAAGGTGCGAACCTGATAGGAGCATGGGTGCGGAACATCGAGTTGAACACCGTGGTCGAGTTATTCTCTGTTCCGGCTGTCGTTTCGAAGAGAGCGCAATTCTTGTAGACCGCTATGAGCCTTGCGTGTTTGCGCTTCAGTAAGGGAGCGATCCATCGTGCGTCTCCGAAGATTTCAAACTCTTCACCGATGTAACGTGCCAAAGCCTCCCGAATAGGACCTCGGACATCCTTGTATCTCTGAGTGGGAATAAGTCTGTCGGCACTCATTGTGTATTTAGAGAATCCCATCTGCACCTCCTTCCAATAACTTGACTATCGTCTCCGCAGCCTGTGCTTTCCGGCAGAAAACGAATTTCACGCCGTATTTCTTCTCCATCGTAAGCATGGCTTTGGCAAGCGTAGGACCACTCGCAGGACCGACTTTCGGTTTAGGTCCCTTCTGCCTCAGCCAAACAAGCCTTCTCGGATTATTCCACTTGAAGACATCCTCAACGCTCTTCGTATGGTCATCCTCGATGAGAACGTAAAACCTCGCTCCGGCTTCTTGTGCCTTGATACATTCGTTACGAAAACGCTCATGCTCGTGCGTATTGGAGCAGATATTTCCACAGGCTTCTGAGATTGAATTTTTCCTGTCCACTGCCACTCGGATAAACCCATCAAAGTCCTTCTTCTGGACGTTCTTCTTCGATGCACCAATGACCGTCAACTTGTGGATGATTTCTGGTGTCATTTCGATGTAGTCACCAAATGGCAATGGATAGTAGTAGACGGAATGTCCGAGGTATACGAGCTTACGATGGTTGAAATCGTTGCTCCGCTTATGTGAGCCGGTGACCTGGTTGATGTCACTGATTATTCTCATCGCCTACCCCCATCGCCTCCTTAATCCTCTGCGTGAACTCATCAATCGCATCGTTGGTCATCCGCTCAACCCTCTGTTTGGCTGTTTTACCGAACCACTTGTTCTTGAAGTAAGCCACATCCTTGAGGTAATAATCTCTGCCGGTATCACCGCTTGCATACCAGTCGTATGACCTGAGTAGGCAGAACACATCGAATCCCAACTCGGAAATTTCTGCGTCTTCAAGTGGGCTACTCCTGCGCACCCTCTTTGCACACTTTTTTGCGGAATCACTGTCAAGGCCGTACTCAGGATATTCCCCGAAGATGTCCTCGCAGAGAGTGCTATCCCTATAATTGAATCTTCCTCCGCTCATCTTCCTCCCTTCTTCGACCGCTTCTCTTCCTTCGCCGGTCCAACATATCCCCACGAACGATTCCACCCCAGGTCATGAAGCATCGTCTCCATTTCCTTCGCTGTCAGGTCGGGATGAATGAACATCGGAATTCCGTTGCGCTCCTCAATCATGTGTCCATTCGACTGGACCATCCTGATTACTTCGTCAATGTCCGGCATATAAATCCTCCTCACAGGTCAGTGAAATGCGAGTTGTTATCCGAATTGACAATCCTGTGAACAGCAGAATTGGAGCCGTAGACTTTCTTCGCCAAAGCAGCGGTAAACGCCACATATGGATC